TGAGCAGCAGAGCAAACAGTTTAAACGGGCTATCCACATAGGACAGCACCTTGCTCAATACATCTGCTGGCTTTTCGTCACTCATAGACCAAACATTCCTAATACTTTTTTAGCAACATCGTCTGGCAAGAAGCGGAGCAGTCCAAGCACCCACCACGCCACGCACAGCCTGACAAAGACTTTAAGGAAGAGGTCAAACTGTTTCTGGTACTCATTCACCGACCACACCTTGTCTTGGCGCACAAAGCTTGTATTTCAGCAATGCCCCAACCAACTGCGCCTAAAAGCATGACGATCACAACAACCCCGACCGCCCACGTCATATATTCTTCTTCTTCTTCTTTTCTTTTCTTTTCTTCTGCCTTGGCTTGTCTTGCTAAGTGGGCATCTTCAATGTCCATCTGTTGCTGGCGTTCTTTTATCTTTTGCCACACATCAGCACGACCAGTTGCTTGAAACAGCAACATCAATTCAGCTTCAAACCGCTTTGCCTCATCTAAGGCCATCTCGATCTGTAGCGCAGTGCCTAAGTTTGATTTATTGCCAGATCGTTTTGCCTCAACCATCGCCCTCGTAGCGGTGCTCTTGGCATCAAACATCTTGGCGATAGATGGGGCTAAACCAGCAAGATCATTTGCGACCTTGCTGGCTTTTTTGACTACGCTGATTGCACTTTGTAATCCTGCAAGCGCTGTTATGGGGTCGATAATCATTTCCGTACAACCTTTACCCATTCAAGGCAAACAACCTTCCGGTTGTAAACATCACCTGTCCACGCCCACCTCACACAACGGTACTCGACTTTTTCTGAAGTTCCTGCTAACAGAAACAGTGGCAAAAGAAGCCAAAGCATCCATTGCTCACAAGCCTATGATTTTTTTGACCAACTCGCCAGCAAAGCCTGGCCCGAGCAACACAGCCGCAATCACCACATAAAGCAAATACTCAATGCGGGTCATGCGCTGTGAACCTGATTCAAACGACTTTTCAATGGCGGTGTACCTCTCAGCACATACCGCCTCATGAACCGCCAGCCGTGTGTCGGTATCCTCAAGCATTAGATACCTTCGCCCTGCACGATGTAAACCGTAGAGGCTGAAGAGGCCAAGCCACTGAAGAATGATTCACGCTGAAATCGCAAGACCTCAACAGCGCCAGGCGCTAACACGATGGCGGCAGTAGGTGAACCAGCTGTGGGAGCAACAGCATTTGCCGTAGCAATAGCGGCTGTTGGGCCTATACCCAGAAACACCGTGTTGGTGCTTGAGTTGATGATGCGATACTGACCTGTGCCTTGACCATCAAAACGTGAATCAACAAGCGCCTGAACGCCAGTGGGAGCACTAGAGGCGGCAGGGATAACAACTGTTTGACCAAGGGGTGCAAATGCGATTTGTGAATTAGAGGCCATCTCAGACTCCTTGAGCTGCTTGGTAAGCCGCAATTACTGCGGGTGTGTGAATAGATGCGGCAATGGCTTGCACTTTGGCATCTTCAGCGCTTATGTCAGCACCAGGCACGACTACGTGGCGGTGGAACTGACCACTAATTTGTTTGCCATCTTCCATAATGGCGGTCTTGGTGCGAACTTGAATGCACCCGTTTTCAACAACTTCGATCAAATCGACAGATACAATTTTTTCTAACATATCATTTCCTTGTTTCCAGCTTGACCATCCAGTCAAGCATTAAGGTTTCCAGTTGTCCGAACTGGTACGGTTATTCTGGCGCTTTAGGCCAAACTGCTTCAGATGCTCTGCTGTACAAAGTAGGCAAATCACGCAATTGTTGACGATATTGACCCCATGCTTGTTTAGCTTCGTCAGACAAAACTACATCGGCTAATTGAGTCCAATCACACAAACTGAGTAAACGATTGCGCTCGTGCTTCAAAGCATCAAGTTCAAGTTTTGCAATTTGCTCTGGCGTAGGTTTAACTTCTTCCATGATTCTTCCTTAAACAATACGAACGCCGCCACGGACAACAATGCCTGACGAGGCGCTAAATGCACCGATTGTCAATTTAATATACCCACTTGCGTTTGACACTGTGACGGTTTTGGCGGTTGCATCATTCCTAAATACAGTCAGACCAGAAATCCAACCTGAGATACGATATGTTGAAACACTATCAGAAATTACAAAGTCAAAACGAATGCCAGAATCTTCTGCTTCGTATTCAATTTTTGTGGTAATCGCAGCTTCAGTGTTAACTGTGGTTGTGTCAACGCTACAAAACGGCACGCCACCATTTGATTGCGAATAATACAAAGCAGAAGCACCAACATAATTGCGTGAGGCAATCATTCGGCTACCAGCAAAAGTCGCAGCCATTGCACTTCGTGCAGCACTTGGGCCTGTTGAATTTAAGTATGTTGTTTGGTTTGTTCTGACTTTTACAGAATTTGCCAAACTGTAATTTGCGGGAACAGTTGGGCCTGTGTAAGCAGACACCTCATCCGTTGCACCATCAGCAACAACAATCGTAAATGAATTAAGGCTGTTGCTTGCAGTAATTGATCCTGCGCTTTCCAAACGATTGTTTTTAAATTCACCAGAAATCCAAGTTTCCGACAAAAGAACATCGCTAGATGTCATCCAGCAATTTTGAATTGTTAGATCATTTTTTGGGTTGCCGTCATCAATCTGAATGTCCCTGTCGTTGCCTTCCATGTAGCAACCTTGGATTATTACGCCATTAAATTCACTGCGTAACAACAGACCACGCTGGCCGCTTTCAGCCGAGTTGTTGGCAAACATCAAACCATCAGTGCCGCCTGTAAAGAAAAACCCACTGCCACGTTTTAACGCTGTGATGCGTGTAGAACTGTTGCCCTGAATGTTCATTACATTGTTTGCGCCAGCAAACACATAAGAGGCTTCCGTGATTCCTGTACCAGATATGTTATAGCAATCAATGGCGGCATTGTTTAAAACACCGCAATAAAAGCAGCGTTGCAAATACATCAATGTGGTAACACCACTCGATGTTGAGTTGTTCTGAATCAAAGACCCTTGCAACAAATTCCAGCCACGAATTGCGTAGTAGCAATTTTTGAAAGTCAGACCTTCAATGATTTGGTCGTAGTGTGGGTAAGTTTCGTTGAACGTAAAGTTTGATGTGCCGCCTGTTGAAAAAGCCTGTGCACCAGTTTCAAAAATTGTCCCAACACCCGCGCCTTGCCCTTCAAGAATGGCGTTTTCACCACGCAAAACAATGCCTGTTGTAGTTGGAATAAATACTGTGGACAAAACTTTGAATGTTCCTTCAGGAAACAACACAGTTGCGCCTCTGGTCAAAGAGCCAGCATAATCCAAAGCTAATCGAATAGCTGTTGCGCTGTCGTTAGTTCCAGTATTGTCAGCACCATAGTCAAGCACGTTGACTACTGCGCCCTCAATCATCGAATAAGAAACTTTAGTGAGAGACATTTAAATTCCTTATGAAGTCTGATAAGTACCAGATAACGTGACTTCGTTGTAACTTCCAGAGCCTGATTTAGACGCACCTATTGCTGTTGCAGCAAAATTAGTTGCGCCAATTGATCCAAGAACAATAAGAGTTCCAGCTACAGTCGGGTTTGTTCCAGGGCTGCTAGTCCATTCAAAGTTTGAAGAAATAGCGCAAGGGCAACCCGCACTGTTTACTGTCACGGCAGTAAATGGCAACCCTGTAACTCTTAAATTTCCAGTGCCGCCAGTAATGTTTCCGCGAATCATCAAAGAGAAAAATACAGTATTGCCAACTTTGGTGTATTTACCGTTTACGTTTGTTCCAGCCGAATACGTAATGTCGCTGTTAGATGTTTGATATGCGGGGGTAAAAGTACCTTCTTCATAGTCAGCTAACAACTCGCTTGTGCCTGTGCCAGCGGTGGCAGAAAAGTCGATGCCTTTGCCAGATGTGGCAATGACTACGTTATCGGATACTTGAATCTTACCTACAACATCTAATTTTTCAGCAGGGGTAATTGTGCCAACACCTATACGGCTATTTGTTGCATCGGTGAAGAACAGGTTTGCATCTGTATCACCTTCAATTCGCACATTAAACACTGCACCTATCTCGTTAATCACAAGATTGCTTGTGCCGATAATCATCTTTTCTGTCAATGCACCAGCAGTTGCAGTCTCAAAGTGAAGTTGGCCTTGTTCAGCAGTGGATGTTGGGCTAAGAATAGATGCGTGAATTACACCGTAGGCTTGTTTGTTGCCTGCTGAGTCTTCACCATTGAACTCAATTTCGCCTAACGTGTCAGATGCCGCTGGTGTTGCTGAATCTCGAAATAGATCAAGTAATGGTGCGGCTGCAGCACCAGCATCGGTTGAAGTCAGGGTCACATTGGCAAAGTTGCCATCAGAACCGCCCTCAACTCGTTGCCATACTGCACCGTTATATGCAATCCAATCACCTGTACCAAAGAATAATTGAACACCACCAAAAGTCTGCGTTCCTGCGGTGCTGACCACATAGTAGTCACCCTTTGCACCAGTGCCATCAGCCAAGGTTGGAGTATTGCTTGAGGCATTCCATGTGCCTTTGTAGTTCAAAGCACCAAGTGCGTTCGTGATAGATGAAATTGTTTTTAACATGGTTTATTCCTCAGAATACGAATTCAATGATAGAGGTGAATGGTGGAGCTTGTGTGAACGTAACATTACCATTTGCAAATGTGTAAGTGTTTTGATTCTGATACACGCCATTGATATAAATTGCCGATGGGATAGAGGACACAGGGAAAATAGTTTGTGACCCTGTGCCTGTGGCGTTTGATGCTACTGCGCCACCACCAAAAGCATTGTCATTCAGCGATGTATAAACTACAGTGCCGTTTTTATTCTGCACTTGAATGGAGTAATCGCTTGCTGTGTAAAAGCGTGATGGTGTGCCTTGGTAGACAGGAT